TTCACACCAGTGTGTATAGAATAATAACCCAACGCACGACTCAGACTGGTCGTAAAATCAATCTGGTCGAGTGTTGGTTCGAACTTCTTTTGTGCCAATAGAATTGCATTATTCTTTGCGCGACGCTTTGCAGTATTCACAGCCATAGGTTTGTAACCTCCATAATATAATATCTATTATACCACAATTCGCAATTAAAGACAAGCACTATTTTGAAGTAATTTTTTCGTATAGTTCCACAAAGTCCTCGTGGTCTGCAACTTCCTGTGCCAGATTCTGCTTATGATATGTCTTTGCAATCTTGGAAATAACTTTCTTTGGATCTCGTTCAGCTTCAGTACGAAGTATTGAGTTGCTAATCTCTTGAATAGCACCTTGTAAATCTTTTTTCTGTTCGGGTGTTAATGCGTAATTCATTTCTTACCTCCAAATGATACTCCATTAGTTCCACCAACTACACCACCAAGAATGACTGTAGCCATCCATGTATCAAGTGTCACTGGGATTGCTAGTGCAGGGAATAATGTATTCAGTGACCAAATAGTTGCTAGTGGGAATAAAACCAACAACACCAATATCACTACTAATATAAACAAAATCTTCATAGTTCAAAACTCACTTTAGTTACTGAATCCCAGCGGAAGGATCTCCACTCTTGCTTTTCTGTATCGAATACTCGGGCTGCGGAACCAGAATCCTTGGTACTTGTGCCTTCGGTTTTTGGTTGCTTGTCTGTTGGAATTCGTCCTTCACAGAGAGTACATCGCATATCTCTAACTGTACCATCCTTTTTGGTAAAAGTAATACACAAATCTTTTGCTTTGTCGTCATGTAGAATTCCTAGAGTCCATGTTTTAAATTCCTCGAATTCTTTATCAGTTTTGAATACTGTTTGGAATGTCATTATCTAATCTCACTTTCAATTCATTAATAATAGGTACAAAGAACTCTTTGAATTCTTTTGGGTCAAAGAAACAAGTATGTCCACCATCAATTATAACTTTGCCGTCTTGATCGACCAGTTTATTCTTGACTGTGAATTCTATTGTTGCATAACTTGTGTTTATGTTGTGGTCTTTGATTGTAATAGTCCTTGTTAAACCTTCTCTATAAAGTTCATATTCCAAGTCCATGGTCTGCCTTTCTGTGCTTTGGTTGACGAATGTACTGAACCTTACTCTCAACTACACGCATGCGGTATTTGGGAGTGCGTAAATCCTTTGCTATTGGATCTCTAGGTTTCATTTGTCTATTATACACGATCTTTCCTTACAAGGCAAATTTCTTTAGTAGTTGTTTTGTATCATTGCAGTCGCCCATAAGATTATCCATCTCTGCAAGAATAATCATTTCTTGTAGGCTGTCTGCAAGAAGCTGGTCTTCATCATCCAATAGATTATACCATTCTTCGTATTCTTCCAATGAGTCCAAAGACCACATATGGTCTAGCATCTCCACTTGATACTCAGTTAGGTTTTCTATTTGAATCATACCATTTCCTTAATGTTAGACCACTTGGCTAACTTTGCTCGCTTGGCTTGTGCTGCCTTTGCAACTGCGCCAGCATCGATGATGGACTCTTCAGTCAGCATCTCAATCATGCAGAGCAAGTCACCAATTTCTTCTTCGAGTCGTGCACGATTGGTTGCACCCATGTGATCACCATCAACTCCGAATCGGAATACCTTACTTATCGCTTGCGCAACTTCAGCGCATTCTTCTTGACAGATAAGCATTATCTCTTCCTGTCGTGCTGTTTTCATTCTATTCACTACAAACTTATTCATTTAGCTCTTTCAATTGTTACACGATAACTCTTACCATTCCTGTCAACCACTGTCATGGTTTTCTTTGTAGACAGGAACTCACCTTTGGAACCTAAATCCCATTGAATCTTTCCAACTGAATCCACGAAGGATCCATACACATAAGCATCTTTCTTCAAAGAGTCATGTATCACTTTCGCCATATAATCACAATATTCTAACATATTAATTCCAATCTTTCTTACCACCAAATTCTTCGTTGTAGTCATAGCCAGCAAAATAAGCACGCAACTCTGTCATACTCATATCTTTTGATTCAACTGGGTCACCATTGTAACTGCCATCAGGATACCAATGTGGTTCACGAGGACGACTATACCAGCTATCAGCAGCACCACGATCGAATGGACTGCCATGACCACGATCAAATACTTCACCACGATACTTAATTGATTCAATAACCATTTCACGCTCCATAATATTGTGCATCGTCATTTGCCATTTCATCGGCATAAGACATAATTTCATACTGTTTCTCTACTTCCAAACATTCAAGTTGTTCAATGGTATCATAAACCATTTCAATCGGACAATTCAAGGTCACTGCGATAAACTTCGGTGACATACCCTTTGCCAACAACTCTTCAATATCCATCGATAACTCAGCCATTTTACTCATAATTATACCTTTGAAATTTGAACATCATAAGAAACACGATTCATCTTGTGGTCATACACTGTCATGGTTGAAGAGATGCCAACTGCATTAAACAAATTCTCAAACAACTGACGAACCACTGTATTCACACCAACAGAATCACCAACTCCACGCTTGATAGCTGCACCAGTCGTATAAAAAGATACACCATTCACAATCACACGATATTTCATATAACTTCCTTTTCAATTTTCATACAACTATTATACCCCAGATTGCAATTAAAGACAAGCACTTTTTTGCAATAAAAAACCCCTGTAGCTACAGGGGTCTAGGAGGGATAATAACCTTACAAGCCGTGGGGTTATTCTTTTTTAGCAAACTTCTCCGATGCTGTAAAGCCTAACCCTGCAATCACAAGATAAATCATTGAATCGAATAAAGCAGGTGTTACCTTGTATCCATGAATGTCAGCAACGAATGCATAGCCACACAATAAAAATGCTAATAGTGTTATGACTCGTTTGCTGCTGACAGTTTTATTGACACCATCAGATAACATGCTGTTTAACCAGTTCATAGTTAGTCGTTTCTGCTATTTCTAAATGTTGGATCACCAGCTTCATACACTGGCATTGTAGTTGCATTTGCTAGTGGTGAACCTAATGGAGCCATACCCATGCCCATCGGCATTGCTGGTCTTGGCATTCCACCCATTGAAGAAGGAGAAGGTGATGCTGGTGTAGGTGCAGGTGGTTTATTCCATCCCGAGTTTGCTGCTTGTAGTGCAGCTTTCTGTGCATCTTTATCACTACCTGCCAACATGATGCCAGATAGAGTACCAGTCAAGAATGTAGCAATAGGTACAATCAATTCAAAGAATTTCTGGTCGATCGGAGAAATAGCATTGAGTGGTTGTGTCACAAAAATTAGTGAGTACAATACTACGAATACAATTCCAACTAAGGTGAATGATAAACAAACACCAATAAAAAACTTTAGACGAGCCATTAACTGCTCTTCTGTATACATTAAATTATCCATTATTTGCATTCCTTCACTGGTATAGATTGTTGTAGTTGCTGTTGTGCCAAAACATTCTGGGCTTCTGGAGGTGGTCCAAGTCTTGGGTCTCGTTGTCCTTTGAATACATGTTCTACGCATGTTCTAGTCACATCACATAGTGGCTTTTGGCAAATTGGCTTTTCCCAATTTCCTGGATCTTGGCAAGGATATCTAAAAGATTCCTGACTAAAAACCGCAAAACCAATTGGAACAAGCAACAAAATACCCAAAGCACTGAATAGGTGTTTATCTCTCATGTTGATCCTTTGTTATAATTATAATGTCAACAAGTTTATTTAGCCAGAGGGTTATCTAACGCTTTTTGAATCTTACTATCTATCTCTTTACGAATAGCACGCATATCTTGATCGACTTCACGATTAAGTTGTTTACCATCACGCTCGACCTGCTCCACTACCTTCTCTAATCTACGAACATCCTGTTTTAAGTCGTTCTTGATATCTTGAGTGTACTGCACAGCCTTCTCAGAATTCTGCATAGTAATTTCCATCTTTTTATTCAACTCTGATAGATCAGGAGAAATATACTCCGCAATCTTTTTCTTCATACCCTGATAGTCTTTATAGACTTCGAATGTTCCGTAGAGACCACCAAGAACAGATGATACAATTGTAGCTGCAACCATTAGTTTGGCTGGAGTAAACTCATAGCCACCAATTGCAATAACAGTATCTTTGCTGGCATACTTCTTTGCAGCATCTTCTAATTCATCGACCTTCTTATTTAAATCTACTTTTTCTGACATACTATTCCTTATTGTGATAGAGGATTGTCCAATGCTTTTTTAATCTTCATATCAACTTCGTTTCTCAACGCACGGATTTCCGCTGTTGTTTCTTTTTGATTTCTAATTAGCTCTTGTGTTACTTCTTTCACGCTCTGATCACTATATCTACGAACTTCTTTTAATGTAGTGTCAGATTCTTTTTTAATTTCTTTAATTGACTGGTCAGTATCTCTCTGGCTAGACTTTGTAGATCTTTCCATGTTTTCAACGACAGACTCAACTCTACGAACATCTTGTTTTAAATCATTCTTGATGTTGTTAGTGTACTCAGTCATCTTGCTAGTGTTTGCATCCAGAACTTCCATCTTTTTATAGAGTTCAGTTAAGTCTGGTGTGACATACTCAGCTATTTTCTTCTTCATTCCCATGTAATCTTTGTATACTTCAAAAGTACCATAGAGACCACCCAGTAATGAAGACACTAATGTAAATCCTACCATCAACTTAGCAGGAGTGAATTCATACCCACCGATACTAATAACTGTGTTAGCACTTGCATATTTCTTTACTGTAGCTTCAGCTTCGTCAATCTTTGCGTTGACATCTTTAATTTCTTCTGGCATGGTTTTTCCTTTTATTTTCCGTAGGTTCCGTATTGTGATTCTACCATTTCATTGTGTAGTTTATCAGTGCCACCAAACATTCTTAGTGCACTACGATTATCAATAGTCTTTTGATTTCCATAAACTTGATACGGTTTATAAAATTGTTGTTGTACGATTATCTGTCTGCTATAAGCATCAAATCCAGGAGTGAACCCCATTGCTTGGATAACTACATTCTGAACTGCTTTCTGTGCTTCTAAGTCAGATGCTTTACCCATTTCATTGGCAAGGTCTTTACCCTTTTCTACAGCTTCTGCTTTTGCTGCAGCTTCTCTTCGTTCTTGGAGTGCTTGTCTTGCAGTAGGTGCTGCTGGTTTATCAGATGACGCTTGAGAATTATTAGAATTCTGTGACGGAGGATTGCCTCCAGAGCCTTTCGGAGCATCATCTTTTTTATCCTCTTGTTTGTTGCCACCACCTTTAGGTTCATTACCCTTTGGTTCGTTCTGAGCCATCTGTTGTTGTGGTGGAGGTGGAGGTGGTGCTAACTGAACTGCGCCAGCAGGTGCTGTAGCAGAATTTGCACTTGGTGGTGGAGGAGCAATTGCTTTGTCCACATTACTATCACCTGTTTTTGAAACACCAACAGCAACTGCACCATCAGAGCCAACTGTAGTAGAAACAGTTGTTGTAGAAACAGGTTGATTGGCAGGATCGTTTCGTGCCACTGTACCTGCAGTTGCTACTATTGTACCATCTTAGTTGCATAAGCAGTCGCATAATTTGGGCATGTTCTATCATATAATCCATTTAATGAACATTGTTGTACTTTATATGCTGCAGCGTAACCTGTACAAGTTGTAGAATAAAGAGAATTAATAGTACACTGTTGATTATGATATGCTGAAGCATAACCTGAACAAGTTGTAGAATATAATGGGTTAATTGAACATTGTTGATCTAGGTAAGCAGCTGCATAACCTGGACATCCAGTGTCATACAATTGGTTAGCCGTACACTGTTGAGTATAATATGCGTTAGCGTACCCAGCGCATGTTGGTAAGTATAATGGATTGATAGAACATTGCTGATTGTTATATGCAGCTTGATATCCAGAACAAGTTGTTGAGTATAGTGGATTAGATGAACATTGTTGAATTAAATATGCAGCTTGATATCCAGAACAAGTTGTCGCAAAAAGTGGGTTTGTTGTGCATGGATCAAGAACAAAATCAGGAGTTTGCCCTGTCGTTATTTGAGTTAATCCTGGAATAGTGTAGTTTTGATACAAACTACCTTGTTGGATAACTGCGAACTCACCCTTAGAAGCATCACCAATGACACCAATTGCTGGAGTATTCATTGTTATCAATGCACCTGTCCAACGCATATCAATTGCACCAGTATTGGTAATCTTTAATTCAAAGCTGGTTTTATTTTGAGGAACACCAAGTCTTTCAACATCATACCAACCATATGTCATACTGGTGCTATTGCCCAATGAATAGTGGTTTCTGCCTGATGCTCCATATAAATCAGTCTGCAACATCAGGATACTATAATTATAAGCCGATGGTGTATTTCTATCAATAGTTATACCATTACAGCAAAAAGTGTTGTTAGCTGGAAACCCAGTCACAGGTGGACCAAACTGTACAGTACCATTACTATACATGGTAGAGTTGGTAAAAGTTTTATCAAAGAATGGGAAAGTAAACCCTAATGGTACATTCGCCCATCCATCATCCCATAGTTGATAAGGAACTGATGCTGGATTATTATTGATGTTTTGTAGTGGCTGTGGATTAGCCATCACATTTAGTGACAGTGGACTTCCAGGAATTGGAATTGTCACTACTTGTGCATGTGCCACTGAAACACTCAGTAAACAACCAAGCAAAAGAACTACCAGAGACTTCACTGGTTAGTCCTTGCTTTTTACTTTTTGTGGTTGGCGATCTGGTGCAGCTGTCCAAATTTCTTTGGCAGACTCACCGATTTTACCATCTACTGGACATGGTGTACCAGCATTCATCATTGCTGAGAATACTCGTTCATCTTGACACATAATGGAAACTGCTGCAACCTTCATGCCCATATCGTAGATACCACGAGCAAGTTTAAGTCTTTCGCAGTTTTTATCTACCATGGTAGAACCAAAGCTGATACCGAGAATTTGAGTTTGTGCTGCACCAGAAACACCTACTGCGCAAACATCAGAGTTGATGACTGTTACTGCTGGAGCCACTGCAGTTGGTGGAGGAGATTTTACTGTTGTTGTGCTATTTGAAGTAGAATCAGTTGTGCTTCTACTAGTCGAGTCGGTTACGATGGGATCTGCCACCGCAAGTGATGTAGTCATGATAAAAAGCACCGCTGTAGCGATCTTTTTGATCATTTTGAAACCTTTTTGTTGTTTTAGTTATAAGAGTATCATCAAAAAATACAATTCACATCTAAATTTATTTAGGAACTAAGGGTTATTTCTTTTGCAACTCATCAACTTCTTTTTCGATAGTTTTCACACTAGGGGATGAAAACACACTCTGGACTCTATTCAAGAACGACTGTGCTTTCGGGGGTTTTTGTCCTGTTTCTTCCATATGGCGACCAACTTGTTTTCGATTGTATAACTCTGGTTCCCAATCTTTAGTTGGTTCGTCTACTTCAATTTCTGGAAGTTCAGACTCTAACAACTCATTCACTTCTTTTTTAATTTCTTCTGGAACAACAGTAGTTTCTAGTTGTTCTTTTGAAAGGTGTTCTGTCATTTGAGT